GGTTTTAATATTGATACGATTGCTTGGTTTAATCCTGTGAAAGTTTGTTCTACCGGGACACCTTGCGCGGTTATTGTTGCTATCGCTGCGTTTAATTCATCTATTTCTATACCAGCAGATTTTGCGGTAGGTGCGATTCTACCTATCTGTCTTGCATATTGGTCTACAATAATTTTACCGTCGTTTTGTGTTTGTATAAATCCATCCACTATCTTGGTAGCTTTATCTGCCTCCAAACCATAAGCATTTAAAACACTTGTTACCGCGTCAGATACCGTCCCCAAATCTGACATACCACCAACAGCACCCAAAGCTGAAGCCTCAAGTACTTGTGATGCTTCCGCTGCCTCAGTAAAACCCGCAGAGGCAACATCATAACTAGCGGCTAATAACTCTGTCTGTGAATATGCACCCTCAAGACTATTGCTTAAATGTAAAAGGTTATTTGAAAGTACGTCTACGTCAACCCCTAAAGTCTTAACCGCTGTTCTTGCCTGTTCTGCCTCGTTAAACCCTTTGAAATAATTTCTGACACTCGCCGCTACTAACAACCCCCCGGTCAAAAATCCAAACGCCTGACGTAAACCGCCAACCGATTTCGTTAATTGGTTTGATGCTCCTTGAGCCTGACGTAATCCACGAACGGCCTGTTGTGAATTGACTCTCAGGTCAATATTTGAAATAGCCACAAAGTTTTCCTATCGAGTGCGGGACCTTGATTCCTCAATGTGCCGTTTTTCCCTTTCGGACTTCAGTTCAAAGTAAGCAGCGTAGAACATAAATTCTTTGTCTGTTATTCGATCTCGAAGTTCTCCTACGGTCATTCCTAGCTCGCAAGATAAGAAAAACTCAAAGTTGAGCCAACTATCTTGCTCTAGGCGTTTTTTGCTTCGCCCAATACTGGGGCGGGGTCCATTCCGAACAAGAATAATTCTAGTTCGTTCAAAACTTTCTCTGGTAGCTCGCGTTGTAGTTTTGGTGCATCGGCTAAAGCGAAAGCCTTTGAACCATCTTCCAACTCGGCCAACATACAAAGTATCCGGGTGCTGATCGCTAACGCGTCTGTGCTATTTGTCGCTGAGTTTGCAGCGATTCTGTCTGACCTTGTTAGTGGTCTGAAATATAAGTCGATCACTTTTTTACCAGCGTCATTTTTCAATTCAAACTTTCGTCTTTCTTGAATATTGAACTCAGTGGTTAAAAGGTCAACGGTGCGAGGATTTGTAGACATAAATTAAATAGCAAGTGTAACAGCACCATTGGCGGTAAAGTTAACGGTTATAACTTCAAGATCGCCAACAGCAGCGCCCATATCAGCAGAGGTAACAATACCTGAAAAAGTGACTTTTTTTGTGCCTGATGTATCGAGGAACAATTCAAACTGTGCGTCCCCGGCATCTTCTGCAACAATAACATCGTCAATTAAATTTTCTGTTTCGTTGCCTGATGCAGCGGTATAAAGAAGCTCAACGCTCCCAGTAGCGGAAATCAATCCACCGACATATGCCCTAGAAGTGTCGCCGTGATCGGTACATTCTAAGATTTCTTTGTTTACGGTAAGTGACCAGTTTCTAGTACTAACAATAGCTTCAGTTGTACCTGAGCCATTTTTAAACTTAACTGATCCTTCCTCTCCACGATAAAAAGCCATGAT